TGTCAACCGTTTTTTAGCGAAGAAACATGTTTAGAATGTATTTTACAACCAATGAACTCATTATAGTACTCATCACTAAACAAGACCTCGCGATCTACTTGTTCTTTCAATTCCAAATAACTCATTTCACCTTTACCCTTACACAAATGTAAGATTTCTCTATGAAAATTTTCTCTGCCTTGTTCTTCAACAAGCATCTTTACTTCTTCAGACGAACCATAATAATCTTGCCAATCTGTTTCGACAATCTTAGTACGACGCCTTGTTTTACCTTTGAGTGGAGGAAGTTTTCTTCTAGACGTGAGACCTTTTTTACCAACGTATTTTTTGCCGTTGGATAGATCTGTAATGAGATATACAAATCCAACATAATCACCAATCATTTCAGAGGTAAATTCCTCACCATTATAATACCACATATAAAAATAGTCCAATATTGTTGTAATGGACTATTTATTGGACTTATTGGACTCTTACTACCATCCTGGCGCTGAATACTCGGTATGCTTCTTATAAAAAGCCATACCGTCTAGGCCAATCGTAGGACAAACCTGAATAAACTCAGGAAGGCCTAAGCTATCTTTTTCTCCACTCTCACCGCAGATAAAGAATACACCTGTTTTTTCTGCTTGAAGGTGGATCCAAACTTTTTTGAGTGCTTCAAATTGTTTGTATTCTTCTTCAGTTATTTCGACCATCATATAATCCAATCCATGTTCATAACATCCGGCATATCTTTAAAGTATTCTGCATTGCCGCCCGATCGTTCACAAAGATCAGTAAGTACACCAATATTATAAATTGATCTTACACCATAAGATTCTTTATGGCAAACGTATTCTGAACCAGAATGACCTTTAAAATGATAATGAGTTTCTGTTTCAATTACATCGGTAATACCACTATTAAGTTTCCAAGAATCGCCATCAAGGTATCCACCAGACCAAGAACCAAAAACTCTATAATGAGGATCGGTTCCTGTAATCTTTACAATAGCCCAGCTATCAGGGTAGTATGTACTCACAAAGTTTCCTCCAAGTAATGGAGCATTCCATAGGTTAATTGGTGGAATGCTCATATCAGGCCAAAACACATTATCTCCGCATATTTGCTATGTCTTTCGCTTCGTCCGTTCCTCGCATAATCGGAACGAGATTGGACTTATGCATGACGCCGATACCGACGAGGAGATCACCTGTGTATTGCTGTGGCTCTTTTCGTGCAGTTGATCCTGTTGGAATTGTGTCCGACGTCTTGAGGCTTGGATAGCTCTTTGTGTTGCGGACATTCGATTTGGACGGCGCATATTCTGTAAACTCCTTTTTCTTTTTTGGCTTGTATTCGCCTCGAACATAGGCGACATAATCGTTAAAATCTTGAAACTGCATGTCGTGCATATGCTTACGGCGCATATTTTTATTGTACTGACGCCATTCTACTTCAAGTTTTTTTAGTTGATTATCAGTAAGCTTTTTCTTTTTGCGAGCAGAGTTACCATGAACCTGCACTCCTTTAATCAAATGCATAGTCATTATGCCACCTCACCTTCATCCATAAAAAATAATTCAAAGTCGTCTTCATCCATCATCATTTCGTCAATTAGGAAGTTTTTACAATTTACGTGAGATCCTTCAAAAGTAATATTTGGATTACCACCACCAGGACCAATTGCGATGAATTCAGAAATTTTTAGATTGTGTTTTTCGACAGATTCCAAGAATTCGCCAAGGTTACAATCGTGTGCGATGTCAAGGTTGATTTTAGCCATGATATATACTCCATTTGATTATAGATCTATACTAACATAGGCTAAAACCAATGTCAACCGTTTTTTTCATTTAATTTGATTTTTTTACAAAGAATCGCCGGTGCCGGTATAACCAGTATTTTCCACATATGCAATAAGCTCGTTGTAACCACCAATACGATCTCCGTTAATCCAAATTTGTGGAACTGAACGTGCTTCAGGATAAGCTTCTTTCAACTCTTCCATAAATGTAGACGTAGTTACATCTTTATACTCGTAATTAAAATTGCGATCTTCACAGAATCTTTTTGCCTTCGTGCAGAAACCGCAGTTTGGTTTACCATAAATTGTAATCATGTATTTTCTCCTGTGTCTATTATGTATGCGCCTTCTGGTAATTTGAAAGCTTGCATTAATTGCATGAATTGTTTTGGTGAAGCACTAATTAATCTAAAACGATTGATGTCTTCATCCCATTGTCTCAGATATATGATATCGTCATACATTAAAATTTGAAGATCTTCTTCTTTCCCGTCAGGATCTAAAAGCGTAATTGCGGTTTCGTCCCAATCCATTTCGATTGTAAACATTAATTAAATCCTTTTAGTATTTCCCAAGTTTCTTTCCAGTCTTTGACATGATAATTTTTACCACGCTTATTTGCTTTTGCTAATGGGTAATCATTACCACCTTCGTCAATACGATCACCAAAGAAATGAATTTCGTCATCTTGGTTGAAGTCTTCTAGAATTTGGCTTTTATCTGCACCTGTTCTATGTATATCAATGCCAGTTTCTCCACCAACAGTTGCTGTAACATTTTCAAAGGCAGAATTAATTTGAAACGCAATGCTTTCTCTTTCACGAAATTTGCAATCATATTCATAATATTCTTTTCTTTGTTCAGGGTTCGCGTTACGACCAACTACAGAAAAGTTAATTAAACCACGGCGATGTTCTATGTGATTACCTGTACGATACGGGAATGGGCTTGCCTCTAACCAACCTTGCATAATTTCATCTAGTTCTTTAGGTGGAGTAAACTCTTTTGAATTTACTCGCTTACCTTTAAACCAAACATCGTTGCCTTGACAATTGTAAACAGTTACAACGCTTTCACAAATTTCATTACCAAGTTGTTCAGCAGTTTTTGGATAATCTGAACCAGTTACAAGAAACACTTTTTCTCTTTCAATAAAACTTGAAAACCACGCTTCAAATTGTGGATCGATTTTACCTCTACTAGGAGTTAAAGTACCATCTACATCAAATACAAATTTTCTCATTCGTCTACCTTTATGCATACTACTGTTTCATTGTCAGCCCAAGGCTCATGATAGGCTGCATAAACCGATGCTTCAATTTCACATTTCATGCGAGAATCATAGGTTTCAATGTGAGTATATTTATAGTCTCCGCCTTCAAGAGCGGTAACGACAAAAATTGCCCAAAGATATTCCATCACTCGTGTCCAGTCCAATGTTTACGGTTTGCTGCTGCTTTAGTCAATTCAGAAAAACGGTCAGCGATTGTTCGAAGCTCAGAACCCAGAGGATTGTCAGCTCCTTCCATAATACGAGCTACGTTATGCAAAGTAATTAGCATATCTTCATCACGCAATCTCATATCTTTTGTATCGTAAATATCATTTACAGCTTCATAAGAAGGATAACCTTTTTCAAATACTGGTTCTCTCATTATTTTCCCTTTTCTTCTCCACAATTACAAGTATAATACTCTACAGTCTCTTTAGGATACCACACAATATAATCTTTATCTAACCACTTTGTGTATGGGATCAAGCCTAAGAACTTCTTACGAACTTTTTGATATTCGTATGTGTAACCAACACGAGTTTCACGTTTACACTCTGGCAACAACTCAATCTTTTCGTAGTACCAACCAGCGCCATAGTCACTAGCAACTTTTTCATACGCTTGTTTCATTGTTCCCTTTCTGCTACTCGCTTACGCAAGTCACTTGATGAGAAGCGGTGATCACGTTTGTTGAAATACAGCTGGATACCCCGCTTCTTGCAAATATCCTTGCCCGTAAAATCCTTTTCTTTGTACTCATCCCCAAGAATCCTCGTGTCAATATGGTACATAGCCAGTATATCACACAAATCGTTTTCTGTCAAATAAGGAATGATCTCATCTACATAAGATACTGCTTTAAGTTGAGTATAACGTTCAACCACAGTTTGAATAGGCGCATTCTTTTCTGCACGATCTAATGATGGATCAATTTGTAATCCACAAATTAAATAGTCGCACTGCTCCTTTGCTTCGCGGAGCATTTGAATGTGCCCCGCATGCAAAAGATCGAATGCAGAACATGTAAATCCTACTTTCATATCAATACTTCTTTCTATTAATCATCACTAATTACTAGTTTACTTTCAAGATAATCAACCATATTTTCAGGTGTAGTGTTTACATATGGATCATCATCTGTTCCATCGTTATTGATTCCTGGTTCTTGCCACCATTTTTCAATAACACCATTATTGATAACACACATATAGCGCCAGCTACGGTTACCAAATCCAA